TATCCGGGCTTAGCTGCATCGGCGGCTTGTCCAACCTTTGTTTGACGCTCCGATTGTATGCCACCTGAAAAAGTAATCTGCTTGTCTGTGAAATCAGCGCTGCTCTTGTCTATGCTGACCTTTTTGAATATACCGTCACCGATCTCTGACAGGCTGCCCTGCTCGGGGGGAGTGGACGACGTGGTCATCTCGCCCTTTGTGGTGGTCTTTACGCCACCGCTGTAGGATATGTTCTCGTCGAACGACGTCTTGATGGCCCCGCTTCGCTTTTCCCCTATGTAATGATCCTTGTCTATGTACTTCTTGGACCCGCCCATGTTGCCATCTTCCCAGGTGGCGTCGTCCAGTTTCTTGGTCGTGCTTATACTGAGCCCCGGTTGATACGATATGGACTCGTCCACGGTGGCGGGGGTGTGGAGTGTCTTTATGTCGTAGCTGACCTTCTGATATCCGTCCTCTTCCGCGGTTTTGACGTTGATCGCCGTTCCTGGAGTCGCTATGGAAACGCCCAATTCTACGAACGATTCCAGCTTGAACAGGGGCTCATCCCTCTCGGCCACCAGCACTTGGCCGTCGCCCTTGGCAAATACCTTAGTTACAGCCTCGTAATTTTGGTAGCTGTGATCCCTCGAGGAAATCTCCGTATAACCCGCGGGAGCATTGGTCGGATCCCAAGTTCCCAATTGAGTTATGGTCGTGGTTAGCAACGCACCGTTATTTCTGGTGTCGCTCTTCTGATCCACAATGCCGCTTAGTCCGGTGGTGGCCGACACGGTGAGAATTTCATATCCGTCCTGAAGGGCGAACTTTCTGCTTAGCTCATTAGCGCCCAAAGACACTCCGGAGGCCGTGCCCGCCTCCTGTATGCTGACGGTATCCGACACCTCGGCCAACCCCACCTTGCGAGTAGACTCGGATATCGTTCCGAGCCCCCTCGCAAATGTGCTGGTGAAAATGTCGAAGTCACCCTTGGTGTCCTCCTGTTCGCTTACCAACACATAGTCTCCCAGCCCGGAGTGCGGGTCACTCGACGCGTATAAATAGGTAATTACATCCGACGCCGACGGGGCTACGCCGTATGCGACCGCCCGGGCTATCTCGAGTTTGTGATCGGGGGCTTCTCCGTGCTTGTGCTCTACTCTTACGTCGACGATACCCGATGCGCTGCTGACAACCACTCCGCGAATGGTGTGCATCTCATATCCGGACTGCTCTTCGACGCCTTCGAAAGTTTGTCTTGTGAAAGTTGGGATTGCCGAAGCGGGGACGGTACCGTTCTCCCCCGTCAAATACTTTATGGTCGTCAGCTCTACGGTATTCGGCGCTCGACCCTTGACCTCGGAGTTTTCGCTGATGAGCCCCTTGCCCTTGGCGAAGACCGCCGTAAACACGGTCTTCCCGATCTGACCGTAGTCGGCATTCCCCGGGCCTTCTCTACTCTCCACCTCGAACCACTCTTCACCTGAGCCATCCGTCGGGCCATCCGTATTCGCCGGCTTGCTTGGGTGGACAATGCCCCGCAGGGTGCGTATTTCAAGTTTGTGATTGGGCTTTTGCCCATGCTTGTAGTCGATGCTTTCGGAGAGAACGCCGTCCTCGTACCAACCCTCGACGAATTCCGTGTAAACCTCGGTGGCCTTCGACTGGATTGACCCTAACGTACAATCAGTTGTTGCGGTTGGGTCTAGTGCGGTGGGCTGAGCGAACGTCAGTACCTCCACTCCCACTCTGCCCTTGGCATAGTGATCGGCGTATGGGTTTTTTACGATGAAAGTACGCTTTACCTGAATTCTGTCGCCACCTGTAAGTGACACTTCATCCTTTCCGACTTGAACTGGTTCGGAGGTGGCATCGAGTTCTTGGTATACTCGCGTAAGGATGGCCTCGTTCATGCTTCGGCCGGGGGCAAGGGATTGCTCCACCAGATAAGCACCCGTGACCTCGGTGGCCGTAAGTCCACCGTTAGTCAAGTCTTGTGTAATAGCGTCGTCGTATTCGACGTCGGCGCTTCCGAACGGGAGGAATACCTCGGTTTCTACCGTGCCTTCCGTTACCGCATCCCCCTGTACTATGTAAGTGCGGGTGATCTTTCTAAGACCGTTGGTGTCGCGCTCGATTTTCGGGCGACCCGTAATTCTAAGTTTACTCATATTACCAACCTCCGCGCTTCACTAGGCGCATGGAGCCCTTGTGCTTTTGAGCGGAGGCCAGTGTAGAAAGTCTTTTTCTGGCGACATCCGCAGCCTTTAATAGAACGTCTTTGTTTGCCCCGTTATACCGGGGGTCCGATAGCATCTTTTCCTGTGCCAATGGGTATAATATATCCCAAACCACATCCGCAGGCAGCCTAGGCTCGTCACTGTCGGCCGATAGTTCGGCGGGCATGATGTTGGCTCGTAGAGTTACCTTATATGCCTTGTCCGGCAGCGGATACAGGAATAAGCGGGGCACCACTTTGGTGTCCGAGCCCTGATCCGTGGTGTCGACGTAATACCAGATGGGCCGGCTGATTTCGGGATCTATCCCTTCGAAATTAGGGAAGCCCAGCCCTCTCAGCCCGGGGGCCTTGAAATCCGAGCTGTAATGCGAGCGGATTCGGATTTCGTCCTCGGGGCCCGACATGGGGCTCAATGGTCCGAGGCCGTCGAGCTCCGGTATTTTGTCGACGTCTATTACGTCGGTCCCCAGCTCGGCGGATTCCTGCTCGGCTGCGTAGTCAAGTGTTATTTTACGACTCGCCCACTGGGGCCTCCTCCCGTCTATGGGAGCGTAGCACTCGCGATAGGCTTGGTTGACGAATACGCCGATTCTGGTTTGATCCACCGAAGGTAAGTCGTCAACCCCGGTAGCGCCCAACATGGACGACAGCTGATCTTTTAAAGTTATGTAGGTGATTGCGGCCATATCGTTACTATGACCTAATCAAAGGTAAAGGCCTATCGGTTGTCTGTCACAACCGCTTTTTTGGCGCTCTTCTTTTTAGTAGTCGTCTTAGCCTTGGCTTTGGCTTTGGGCTCCTCTACTTTGGCCTCGGCTTTGGCTTTGGGCTCCTCTACTTTGGCCTCGGCCTTGGTTTTAGGCGCATCCAACCAAGCTGAGAAATACATATGTCGGTAAACTTTACCCTGAGCCCGGAACAGGTCGTCCGCTTCTTTTTGGTTCTTCGGTTCGTAGGCGTAGTGCCTAATCTCCGGATCCCATAAGAAGTTATAACCCATGCGGGACACGCCTTTGACGCGAATGTTGGGCGTAGTGCCCATCTGATCTCTTTTGCCTAGTATTATAATTTTCATATGTTCATTGTACACCGAAGCCCTCCCCCCGCTATGCAGGGAGAGGGCCGGCGGTTAGCGGCTATATTAGCCGCGGGTTTAGGTGGGAAGTTAAGAATTAGCAAGCGTAAGCCCTGGTACTTGGCGCACCACTTCGACAAGCTGAACTCCGGGAATCCTGCCACGAGTGTCTTTGCGAGCGGCCATTCCGTAAACGGACTGAACACCTACAGCCGACAAGTGGGCTTGGTTTCCTGAGTTGGCGAAGTCATCGTAGTGGAAGATCTGTTCTCCAAATACGCTACCCTTAGCGTAGTAGAGAGCGTCTCTTCCGGCGGCCATAGCGTAACCAATCGGAGTTCCGATAGAATTGCACTGCACGAACGTAGATCCGGCCTTGAATTCGTGGTCCGCGGCACCTTTTTCGGTTCCTGAGGTGACAGTCATCGCTACCCGTGAGACCACGGCAGCACCTACTTTCGTGCTAGCTGTGGTGTTACCGATTCTGCTGAAGTCATCAGCGATATCAGCGTTTTCGTAGCTGTAGCAAGCGAAGTGACCGTTGGTATCGATTCCGAGGATGTAATGGGTTCCGGTTTCTAGCGCGGCATTGGCGCCACCTCCACCAGGAATTTTTACATCGGCACCGACGAAGTTAGCCATGTAATCTCCACCATCTTCGCCGATTCCTTCCGCCGCGTCAGTCACGTCATCAATATCGGTAAAGTTCGAGAACGAAGGAAGAAGCGGGCTGCCTTGGCGGCCGCGAGCTGAATCCATGATCACGTTGTGGTTTGCGATTACGTTGTTGTCCCATTTGGCGTATGAACCCGTGTACAACTTGTTGTTCTCGCCGCGAGCGTCAGCTTGCGTGATTGCTTCCAAGTAGTCGGGGTCACTGCGTAGAGGACGAAGACATGCATCGGCCGCGAAGAACAAATAACCGGGAATTTCCTGGTTAACGTCTCCCCCGGTATTCATGGGCTCACCTCCCCCAGCAATGAGAGCTTGCTTGGCTTCCTGAATGATGTCCGTGGACAAACCTTCGGCGTACGTGAGTGCTCCTGCGGCTCCGTATGCTGAAATCAGGTTGGTTCCGATATTAGCGGGATTCAAGCAGGTTTGGCGAAGTGCAAGCATGATGTGATCTTGCTCGGTACGAGCCATCCATTCAGTCATGACTTCAGCCGAAAGCTGGTCGATGGTTTTGCCTGTGAAGCGCATGAGCTTCAAGACTTGCGTCCAAGACACTGCGTGGCGAACGAGATCGATTTCCATGTGGAACGTATCGAAATCGAGGTTGTCCGTAGAGTTCTTCAGAACGGATTCCCCACGGACACCTTGTCCGCGAATCGGGGCTACCGTAGTAAAGACAACACGGTCGGAACCGCCTGCAGATAGGTCGCGCTTTTCAGTTATAGGTTTGTCACTTCCTTCGCCGCCGATGAATTTTGCGAACACGTTTTTTTCCCGGGCATCCCTCGTTACGAGTTCAGACCAGATTTTCGTGCGCAGCTCGTCGCCGGCGCTGCCAAGAAGTCCTTGATATGAGGTTATGTTTCCTTGTACCAAATCAATATTGCCCGCGCTTGACGCGGCGCTAATTGGATCTGGGCTTGCTGGAATTACTTTATCAGCCATGGTATTTAATAGTTATGAGTACATTGATGTTGATACTCCACTAATTACTTATCGGTTTGGCTGAGCTCCCCCGGCTGTTCCTAAGAGCTTATAAAGGTCGTCGGAAGACATGTTCGGGAGTTGCGCAGCCACGCCGTTCGCGGTTAGCGGAGCGTTAGCAGGTTGTGCTGCCGTGCCGGTGGTTAGAACCCTGGCTTGAGTTCCCATCTGGGGGGCTTGCTGCGGCGGGAGCTGCGGCGTTTCAGCCTGCGGACCCGGCGGCGGGGCGAAGTGAGATGCGAATTCGTTTGCCAACAGTTCCGGCCACTTAGGTGACTCGAACACGGATGCGTAGTCGGGATCTTCGTGAGCTACACGGACGTATTCGTCGAATTGCTTGCGGATAATGTGATTCTTGTCCTGCAGTTCGGGAAATCGTTCGTATACTTTGTCTCGACTCTCCACCGTTTTTCCTTGGTGGGTGTTGTAGGCGTGTTGCTGTAGAGCTTCCATCTCCCGTTCTCTCCGATCAGTCAACGACCGCATCTCGAGTTCCTTGTGCATGATCTCACGCTGAAGTCTCAGCGCTTCGGTCGTCTCAAGGTCTTCGGCTGCTGTCGCTACCTTTTCTTCAAGTTCGGTGATTTGGCCCTGCAGTTCACTTACCTGTCCGTCATAAGGGTCGGGCGGCGACGCCTCGGCTTCCTGCGGTGGTAAATCGCTAGGGGCAGCTGTTCCCGTCTGGTTATAGATGATTCGAGAGGCATCTTCGAAAGTTCCGGCAAAGGCATTCGACCTGTATAGGTCAATTACCTGCTGATCTAACTCGTTCCTCGGTCGAATTCGTCTTTTAGCTAGACGATCTTCCTCACTTTCACCTCCGACCTCAGGCTGTTGGCCCTCGACCTCGGGCTGCTGTTCGGCAGCTTGTTCGGGGGAAGTCTCTTGCGAGACCTCCTCGGTTACTCCTAGTGCTTCGCGGAGGTCGTTTGTTGACACGTCCTCGATGCTGGTTACTGGTTCTTGCGGGGAATCAACCACCGCGGTTTCGGTTTCCATTCTCGCACATTAGCGTGTTCGAATGGTTAATGTAACCGGTTGTGAACTTTATTTTTTACGCTCTTTCCACATCTTGCGAAGCGAAAGTGAGACATGTATCAAGGTTAAGATTCCGCAGGTGAATGCGAGATACGGGTTCAAATCAGTTAGGACGAATGTTCCGCCCGTTCCAGTTATTGCTAAAAAGCCATCTTTCATTTTTTGTTTAAGTATTTGCGGACATGGTATTTCGTCCAAATTATTGGTATAAATATGTATAAGGCTCCCCCAATGCAGCACAGTAAAATCGTGTGGTAAATGCCTTCTATGATTTTATCGAATATACTCTTCTGCTCCTCTAATTGCTGTTTGACCAATCCATTCACGCCGTCCTTAGTGAGAGCCTGTACAGCTTCCTGTACGTTGGAATTTTCCTTTGATTCCTTATAGACCTGACCTAAAGCCGCTCCTGCCAATCCGCCACCTACGGCTCCCGCCGGACCTCCAATACTGCCTACGCCGGCTCCGACCCCGCCGCCAAGTGTCGGGGCGAACGTCGATAGGCCGCAGGAGCTTAACCCGAGGATTAGTGCGAGTAGCGTGATCCGACATGACATCATCCGACAACCGATATCTGCGTTACTACGGGACCCGTTGTCGGTAAATACAGCTCGATATAAGTCACAGCCGTCGAGTTTGTAAAAGATACCGTGTCCGTTCTCGAAATGGTATTGTCGTTCCGCGTAGACCCGTCAAAGGTTCCACCGCTCCATGTCACGGCCTCACCTACCGCTACGGTTGCCGTCGAGCTGCTAGAATCCGTCCGGGTTATGTCGACGGAGTATGTGCCCGCTGGAAGTGCGCTCGCGAACGTGTATTTTATCTGCGGGCCGCTTACATTGGCCAGTTTGGCGAGACCGTCCCCATCGACCAGAGAGTCATAATCCGACACACCTTGCATGTAAGTCCAGTTGGTTGGAACCAAGTCCGCGATCTCCCAGCCGGTACCTCGCATTTTGTTACCTGCCGAGACGGTAGTCACGTAAGATATTCGTCCGTCATACCTCTGCGACTTCACTCCATTACGCATCGTTCCGCTTGGATTTGTCCGGGTGTCGTTAAAATAGTCTATGGGATATGCGGCCCCGCTTCCTGCTTGGCCGTTGTCCAACAGAGTCCACGCAATATGGGGCGCAGATATAGTCGAGTATTCCATGTGACCGACACCTGTGTTTACGTATGTCTCCGATCCCGAGGCATAGGTGTATACCCCCTCCAGCGCTGGAGGACCTAAGGCATCCGCCCACGGATAACCTGAGGTGTTCACCCAGCAGTACGGTGTAGTGCCGTCTTCGACCAAGCGAATGCCGAAATCCGGGGTTAAATTAACGTTGTCTATGGTCATGGTCGTCCGGGCCGAAATAGTGCCTTGCCCGTGGGAGCTGTTGAAGTCGGTTAAGGTAGTAACCTTTCTGTCCGTAGCATCCGTATCGATCGTGACTGCGCTCATGGCCCCGAAGACCCCATCCCCACCAGATATTCTTTCCGTAGCCGGGTCCGCATATCGGGGTTCGGCGCTCCGAGTGGCCATAACGACCGTAGCGTCGTCCGTGAACCTGAACGAGGGCCGAGGAACTTCCGTCAGAACGCGAGGAGGAACCGTTGTGATGCTGTACGCCATTATGCCTTAAGAGGTTGGGGTGTAGTGGGCATGGTGTACGGATGAGGATGTTTCACCGGCGCAACAGGTACTCCGTCGGAGTCTAGTTTTACGAATCGGATATGCGCTATGGTTTGAGCACTCATGCTTTTTTAACTTTGAACATCTCCGGATGTTCTATTTTTCGGTTCTTGGATTCGATCCTGAGGACTGTTTCCGCGAGAGCCATCGGCGATAAGCCCTCCAGCGAGTTAACGACGGCCTTAAGAGCAACAGTCTCCTCGGGGGTCGTCGAACGATCGAGCATCTTGGTGAGGAATCTGCCCCTCTCCTTTTGAAAACGTTTCTCAAGATGGATGAAAGCTTCATCTACCGTGAGACGCTTGATGTCCGCCAACTGATCGAATATTATTATGTCGGTCATCGGGTCCTCGATTTGCCACCGATGGCTGTAGTTCCTCCGCGATAAGTTCTTGTCACTACTCCGGTGCCATGAGTGAATCCGGTACCCATCGAAGCCCCGAATGCGGGGAAAGCGGTTCCGAATAGTCGCTTCGCGTTCACGCTTGACCCCGAAGTCGGGCGAAGTCTGCTAAGTAATCCCTTTGCTCTTCGGGTGTACTCGCCACCGTTTCTTGGGTTGGCGTTTGTGTAACGAGCGGGTGTTGTATGTGTATATGTGGCCATGATAGTTATCCTTGTTGAGTTTGGACTTGTTGTTGATACTGGTTTTCTCCCTGCGGGTTGGAATTGCCCATGCCTTCCACGGCCCCGGAAATCCGGTCGCCCGGTTCGGGGGATTCGCCCTGTGCTGAGTTGTCGCCCAGCATCTTGGCGATTTCCGCTTCCGATTTGGGATCGGGTGGTGCCTCAGGCGGCAAGAGCTCGTCCGTGTTCTCGTAGCCCATGGCATCCAAGATGCGTTTGAGCATGGGTCGCATGAACGGACGCATTTCGGGAGGAGATTGAAAAAATCTTTCTTGTGTTTGTAGAGCGAGGTTCGCTTTCTCTATCGCCCTTTGACCCTGGTCCTGTGACAGAATGACCCTCACGTTTACCGATAGGTTTTCGACCATTTCCGGAGTCATCATGGCAAATGCCGCAGTGTCCCCCTCCATGTACTCGTAAACCTCAGCCTCGTCCATCGTGGCCATGGCAATCTGCACGAGTTTCGTGATGTGGCCCTCAAAACCTTTGACGATGCGTCGCATCCAACGACGCCCTATTTTGGATGCCTCGCTCAAGGTGGCCTCTACGCCCGTAGCCGTGTTGGCGGGGGCCAGTGCTTGATAATCTCCCTGAGCCATGTTGGAAACCCCTAACCAAAGCTGAACTATTCCAAATATGAAGTCGATCAATTCCTGGGTCTTGATGTCGACTTGGGGAACCTGTGCGAAGTTTATGAAATCGTCGATCGTGTACTGATCCTTGAGTTCGAATATCTTCCCGGCATGCAGCTCGACGTCCTCCGGCTCGTCCTCGACGGCCTGCGGGTTTACTCCGATTATCGGGTTGGCCGAGAGCTCGTTGCGGTAGCTTTGGGCGTTGAACTGCTTGTCTACGTATTCCTGAAAGATGGTGATACGTTCCGGTAGACTGTATCCGCACCACTTGTTTCTCTCCTTGCCGATAGATACGATGCTGTAAGGCAAGCGGTTGTCGGGAGTTAGTTTGGCGACGTATTCGTAATATAAAATCTTTTTTGTCTCGGAGTCGTAAAACACACAGAAATCCTGTGGTTTTCCCGTTCCCAATATATCCCGCTTTACCCAACACTCCACTATGGGGATGCTGGGATTCTTCTCGGAGTCGAAGGTGAGATCCTCTTGGTTTTCGTTCTTTTCTATTTCCGAGCGGGGGTTGGCGTCCTTTTTTACCATGTTCAGGTAATCCCCGTAACTGCACCACTCTCGGTCTAGGAACATCTCCTTGACCCACCGTATGTCTTTATCGTACAACTCGACGACTATGTCGGCCTTCTCCACCGACTCCACGTTGGATGGGCATAGAAAGCGATCGCTGTCCACGACCTCTGACCTTGGACCCTTGTACTTTACCTGTTGGGTGGGGACACCTTCTGGAAACGGTTGGAATTGGTGGACGCCGGGAATCATCTGAAAGGTCGGGTCCGTCGCCAACCGCAACTCGGTTTCCCCGGTCATCGGGTTTGGCTCGGGGAGGAACTGTGCCTCGCCCTCTAGAATGGGTCCTTCGCCGGGGATCTGCTCAAAATCCTGAGTCTCCGTATTGAATAAAGCGTTACGCTCCCGGTCATACCACGTGGATATATCCTCCTCGTAGACGGCCTTCATGATGACGGCTCTCTGGACGAAGATGTGAAGGTAAGACTCTTCCAGACGTTCTCGGGTCTCGGCTTGATCCTCTATTTTCCAATTGAAATATTTGTCGTAGGCTTCGGCGGCATCTATGTCGGCAGCCCCTTGTGCGTCAAACTTGAAGTACGGCGAGGTGCCCGTGATTTCATCCTCGGCTCGAGCCATGAAGTGATCCACGACTAAAGACGTCAAAGGCACGCTCACATTGGATTTGTCGAATATGGAGTCGTGGGACAGCCGGTCTTCCCGGGTATTGTGGTACCGCATCCAGGAAAGTCGGTCTTGTTGTATGCGTTCAAGATTGTCCTCCTGCAATTGCTCCACCCTTTTGGTGAGGTATTCGAGGAGATCCTCTTCCTGTTTGTAGTTTAGTTGTAAATTAGATTGCTTCATAGATCAACACCGAGTGCACGCGCTTTTCGTATGGCCTGGATCTGTGACTTTAACTCCTGTTCCGTCAATGTGTCTACCTGTTGTGTCCTCTCCATCTCAGATAAATGAGGGTTGTTTTCCACTTTCTTCATCTTACGGCTAATGGCATTGCTGTTTTTTTCAACGTTTTTTACAAACTTCACCAGCGGCATAGCTTTCCTATATGTATGCCGGACCGCGGCTTCCGACTTAGGCCCGACATTGCCTGCCTTCTCTATTTCGCTCTCTATTGTCTTACTCCAGTGGTGCAAGGATCTGAAGTCTCTGCGAATGTTCACCCCGTAAGTGGAGCTTCTGGCAAATCGGCTGGCTATGGGGATGGCGCCCCAATCGAATTTCATTTTTTCGCCTTTGTCCATGAGATCCAGCGGGTGGGTCAGCACACTAATGCCGGCATCGGCCATCTTGCCCCAACCTCCGAGATAATTGTGGACGAGGTGCATGAATTGGCCTCCGGATATGTCGAATCTGACGGAGGCTTCCTCCGAGGACATGTTGGGATCGCCGAGTAACGTGCCTTTGGTGGTGTCGGAACCCCCGAAAAAGCTGTTGATCTGTTTTGAGATCCATGTCCAATGGTCGTGTACCTTGCGCGGGTCGAGCTCGTGGGCGGGCTTGGGTATTTCCCATCGGGATTGCTCGTACTTTATAGGGCGCCCCATGAAATCCTCGTTCATGGCGAGCTGGGTCAGAGGCTTGCCGACGGAAGGGGTAATCATGGTGAGCAGGTTGTCCGTGTTCAGAGGGTTCACGGCATTAGCGAAGGACTCGGTCAACCGGCCTATGGCATTCCCCACGCTCGTGCCGGCGTTGGCCCCGAACGTCTGGCGAGCGATCAGGTCGCCCGCAACCTGGCCGACGGCCCAAAGTGCGTTGTACCCCAGTGGAAGAGGTAGTGAAAAATACCCGGTGTCTTTCATGGCGTACTTTTCCGTGTTGCCATAAAACCAACTGGGCATGGGAACAATTAAATTGGTGTCTCTCTTATAGTGGTTTATGGTATCGTAATCCGCTTGCTCTTCTTCCTCATCCTCCGGGTCCATCATCCGATTGAACAGGTTGACCACTATGGATGCGCCGATCATTGATCCGAACAGAACAGCCCGGTCTTCGGGTGACCTCTTGAGTATGGATCGCGTCATGCGATCTATGGAATTCATCCCCGCCCCGAAGAATACGTAAAGCGAACCTAAAGTTTGTGTGTAATTGCCCTTCTGATTGAAATCCACGGTGACGTTACGGGCGATGTGGGTGGCTTTCTCCACGGAATCCCCACGCTTGACGGCTGCCCAAAAAGCGGACATTCGTATGGAATTCTCCACGGCTGTGTTCATGTTGTCGACAACCCCAAACACCTGTTTGCCGAGCTCCATGCCGCGATTGAGGCCCTTGATGGGCTTGCTTAACTCTTTGTTGATTCTCTCGATCTGCTGAAGCATGGACTCATGCCTGAAGTACCCGACCTTGGCCCCCGCACTCTGTGCGAACTCGTACATCTTCATGTAATCCCCCTCCGAGAGCAAGTCTGCCGCCATCTTGTTCATGGCTTTCTTGTTCGCCAAGTCCGGCCGGAGCTTCCCTAGCGGATTCTTGCCTTCTTTCCGCATCCTTTCCGCGAGGAATATGGCCTTCCCGAATTTAGCTATGTTGGGCATACTCAAAGCATCTTTAGTCAAGCCCCGTTTCTCATCCTCAGTCAGGTGTATGAACGCGGTGCCGTAATCCCTGAAGAAATTGGGGATGATGAACATCGGGTTGACCGACGTGTAGAGTTTAGCCAACATGCGCGTACCCCAATTGGCCTTCTTAAGGAACGGGTCAGTGAGGGCCTGGTACCTCAAGTTTTTCATCGTGGATGCCATCTCGGCGCCCTTGTTGGTAGCCTTGAGTTTTATGTACGTGGGGGCACCCGCTTCGCGATATACGAAGACTAGGGGGTCGTCTTTAAATTCGGTGCTCAGCTTCTTTGAACGTGTCTTTAATCGAGATATTGGGTTGCCGTGTTCGTCCGTTACCTCGTCGTCGCTCAATTTATACTCGCTGATTATTTCCTCCGGAGTGAACTCCATCTCGAAAGTTTCATGGAAGTCTTTTTTAATGTCCTCGAGAGCTTGCTTCGGCAACCCTTTCAGGACCTTGGCCCATTCGGGGTTGGATGCTTCCAGCGTCTTCATATATTTGGAATCGGCTGCGGCCCTCATGATATTAAACACGTTTCCGAAAGATTGACTGACCGTATTTTTCTGAGAGCGTATGGCATCGTTAAAATATTGCTCTACAGCCGTTGCGAACGTCACCTCGGGGTCGGGAGCCCACGAGCCTTTCACCCCGTCCTTCTCAAACGTTCCGCGACCGAAGGCGCCTTTGGACAGAAACTTCTGCTTGGGCTGGTCGAAACCCTTGCCGGCAGTGGTTCCCGACTTGCCCAGACGCTCATACGCCTCTTCACGATCCTTGAGCCTATCCATTTCATCGACGAATCCTTGCATGGGCGCGTATGAGTATTTGTCTCCCAACTTGATCTTGGAACGGTTCTGGATATTCCAGTCGAAATGCGACATCGCCGCAACCATGCGGGCCTCCTCGTTCAGACCCCCCTCGCCTTGAATGAGACCCCCGCGAGTCTTTTGTTTGAGGGCGTCTCGATTCATAGCGTAAAATTTTTGTAGAGGTTGGCGGGCATCCTTGAGGAACCTCATAAAGTTCGCGTCGGCCTCCATGTTGTGCACTATTTCCAGCGCTACGTGATCCTCTATTCCCGACGTGGGTATCTCCCGCTTCTTGTGCTCCTCCACCATTGCTTTATACCTGTCGCTTTGCTCGGGCCTGTCCTTGACGTACAGTTTAGCCAATTCCTCCTTTTGATTGTCTTCCTCGCGAACGCGAAGATGCTGGTTCCTCGAGGGAGCCGCGCGGGCCAACAAATACTCGCCGAACTGTTCCAGCGTTATGCCGTGGTCACGCAGGGCTTCCTTGATGGGGTCTATGTATTCTCTCCCGGCTCGATCCACCACGTCAAAACCCTTGCCGTAATATGCATGCCATTTGCGGTGCGTCTTCAGGGCATCGAAAAGCGGGTGGTCTTCCGGAATCCCCAACTGGGACAGCAGTTTGTCGTGTAAATTTTTCAAGGGCCTCGCTTGATCCACGTAATCGGTCATGAGCATATTCCGCTTTAGAAACCGAGAGACGAAGTTGTCTCCTTCCGGATCGTCCTGATTGTTCGCCAGCAGCCTACCGATCATCGACAGGTTGCCCACGTTGTCAGGCACCCCGCTGGTGAGTACCATGCCCGAACTTAACGGCCCGGGGCTATCGCCCTTGGACCCCTTTTTTTTCACCGGAACCTTTTCCTTCTCGGGCATGATGTTTATCTCTTCGCCCTTGACCTCCTTGTTTTCCAGTGCCGGCGTCTTGTCCATCTCCTTGGTTACCCGGTCTACCCTGTCGGCTATGATCTCGCCGATATTCAGAGCCTTGCCCACGTTTTTCTCCATGGCCGCTAGGCCCGCCAATGCTCCCTGCACGGTCGCTACCGCTTGATTTATGGATAGCGTAAGATCAGCCAAGGGGTCGGTCTCAGCGCCTGGGGGCTCGGGTATGGTTTTAGCGTATTTCATGGCCTTCTTCAGCTCTTTTATCGCCCGCTTCACCCCTGCCTTTTGGCCAACCTCATCTCCTCGATACTTAGTCATCTCCTGCCGGTATTCCTCGTACGCTTCTTTTACGTCTTTGGGCGTTATCACGTAATTTTCGTACTCGTCGTGCAGAGCCTCGTATCGGGCCTTGAAATCATCTTTTGGTACCCCGGGCCCTTGCCTTGCCTCCGGCAGGTGCTTATTGGACAGCTTCTGGAAAACGTAATCCGAGACCAAGTTGCCTATGAGACCCTTGTACTCATCGAGGCGGTCTCCTGGCCCATGTTTTTGGTGAGGGTCGTGCAGTTCTGCATCAAAAACGTGGATCATAAACTCGTCTTCGGACATCTCCTCATATCTCTTATAGCGCTTGTGGGGTATTTCAGTGCTGCTGATGCCGCCGCCCATGTCGTGCCAATATTCTCCCTCCTCCAACTGTTTTAGCTCATCCTTACTTAGGTCTGCCACCCAGTTGTAGTCTTTACCGCTGTGCTCCCACGACCGGGTTTGTTTATTTTCTTTGGCCGCATCTAAATTGATAAGCGTCTCCATCTCGCGCTGGGTGTCTCTAGACCTTGCGGTCGCTACCGCGCTGGATTCGGTAGCCACTTGTGCAGCGAGAATCTTCAATATGCGGAGCATAACTCGCGGATCTTTAGGGCCCTTCGAAGGGTCGAAAACAGTGATGTTGCCATATCTCCAGCCAGCCCCCGGTTCCGAGTATATCTGGGACAACCCTTGATCCGCTAAAGCCGTCTCCTTGACCATTTCTTCGTGTGCTTCCGCATACATTTCGTGGTGTGCGTCGTAATCCGCGTGTTCAGGGTCGTCGTCGAAATCTGGGTAATCCGGCAGCGAGCCGCCTTCGCTCTCGAATCCGCCAGTGCTGTAATCGATAATCTCCCGCTCCCATTCACGAACTTCTTTATTGATCTCTTTAACGTCGCGAGCAATATCTCTTCGAGCCTGTATAGCTTCCGCTAACTTATGGAATCTAACAGCCTTCGTCATTACGGCGGCGGCCGTTGTGCCCTTGGCTGCGGCTGCTTTAGCCACTGTGGGTAAACCAGTGTGCGCGACGGTAGCTCCCAATCCGAGGCTCTTTAGGAAATTTCTGCGGGATGGGACGGGTTTCGCGTCGGGCTCTGGTGCGGATACCTTGGCCTTTCGGAACTTACCGAACAAGAAGTTCATCAGCATCTCGCGGTAGGTCGGTTTGTTTTTGTCCGACACTCCCGAGCTGAGTACCTGACCGGGGTTGTAAACCATTTCAAAGAAAGCTCGGTGAAGCGGGCGTTCCTTTATTTTGTCAAGCCATGCCTTCACGGCATCCATCTGGGTTTTGTACGCTTTTTCTGAAGCTAGGGGAGGCGCTCCTGGGGCGCCCTGCGCTCGTCTTTCCTGACCCTTTAAGACCAAGTCTTGTTGTGCTAGCTGCTGGTCTATTGCCCTCTCCTTCGCCATGAGCGCGTTTATCTCTTTAACTGCCAGTGCGGCGCCATGCGAACCCTCCCCGTAAGTGTTCATGACCTTTCGTTGGGTGGCTATTCTATCTTGTATTTTCGCCTTGGTCTTTTCCAACGTCCCCGTGGGTTTATGCTCCCTGTCTAAAGGCTCCAAAATGATTGGGGCGACAGTATCAAGGTCAAAAAGTTGCCAAATGTTTGGGTTGTCCCCCTCTATGGATGTGGACGGCCCGCCGTTAATTCCTTCGTTTTGAGGGAATATATGTAAAAGATCGCGGTGGCTAAACGTGTTGCCACCCCCGGCCGTCAGGCTTGCGCCGTGCGCTAGCAGACGTATGCCTACTTTAGAACCCTTTAATCTGTTGAAGGCTTCTATGGCCTGCCCCTCGAGTTTTGAAACGTATTCCGTCGTTGCTTTTCGCGTGAGACCATCCGCCTTCGCCTTGTCCTTGGCTCCCTTGACGACAGCCGCACGAAACTTGCTGTCCATGTAACCCTTAGGGATCTGCTGATTGGGACCGCGCGCAAAGTCTTCGTCGGCAGGGCTCGTGGGATCGGCGGGTGAGGCGTCCGTCCCTTCCGCCTCAACACCACTCTTGTCGTTTAAAGCGTCGGCATCGGAGGTCGGCTTTTCTTGGGGGTCATACTTAACCACCGTTCCATCGGTATCTACGTCTGTTTTTTCATAGGTTGCCCGCTCATACAAGTTCGCCCGGTCGGCGTCCATCACGGCTTGGAAAATGGGAGCCAAGTCCGCATGCATGGAGGAAACCAGACGTTCCTTTCCTTTAAGCACGTTACCAATGAGTTCGCCGTCTACTATAACCTGTACGGCGCTTGCCAACTGGCTTTTGGCCTTTGGCCCTCGGCCTCCACTTGCGACCCTCTTCCTGGTGATGTTCAGCTTATCGTATATCGCATCGATGAATTCATCCCAGACGGGTAGCAACAGACCTGCACCGGGGGCTCCCGGCATTTGGGTCAGAGTCTTATTCTTGACCTGCGACGAGGGGATGTCGCCAAATCTATGGACGCTACCCTTCATGTTTATGAAGAAGTCGACCAGATCGGCGGCCGTCACCATATTCGCGGAGCGGCTAGCACCGGTGAACCTTTTGTCGAGTTCTTGCTCCCACGCGGCCTTTATCTTTGCTAAATGGTCTTTGTTTGTAACTTTGGTGAAACTCTTCCCTATGCGCCAGCTACCGTTGTACCAGCGAAATGTTTTGTCTTCCCTAAGGCCTACGGTTTCAGTCGTTGTGCCGCCATCCTCCGTGGGGACTTCTACGGTGCCCTCTTCCTGTACATCCTGAAGAAGACTGGTCTGACCGCTACTTTCGGAATCCATCACCCCTTTTTGCTGCGTGAATTCTACGGTCTGTTTGGACACATCCACAGTGACGGTTTCGTTATTATTCGGGATTAAGTCAGGCTTGAGCTCCCCGTTCTCGTCGTAGATTTCCGTGGCGACCTTGCTGGATTCCACCTTGCCGAAGTCGTAATTGCGTATTTTTGCCTCTAACGCAGGATCCTTCTTTACGCCCGGTAAAGCTAGGATTAGTTCCATGATGTTCACCCCTTCGTCCACGCTTCCTCGCGTGAATCCTGTGTGAACTCCGACGCGGGATTTTACGAGATGCCCGGGGTCGACCCCAGCCTGCTTGAAATCGTATACGTCCCTGTTTAACTGTTTTTTAAGTTCGCTGACCTTAACCGAATGTTCGCCGGCAGCTGTTAGCGCATCTCTCGCCTCATCGCTCCGTCCAGCTTCCATGGCCTCCGTGCGGGCCTTTTGGGCGTCTTTAAGGGCCTCCTCCTCCGCGGCAAGCTCCTTCGTAAGCTCAGCGTGTTGATCGGGTGTGAAATCGGGAGGTACTTGGAGGGACTTTACCGTGATCGTCTTTTCACCGTCGGCGAAGGTGCCCTTTGATGTGTGCTCAAAACTCGAGAACAGGGAGGAAGCGTCCTTGGGTCTGGGCTCGTCGCCCCGGGCTGCTTCTTCTTGTTCGACGATCTCTTCATCGGAAAGAGTTCCCTCAGTGGCTTCGTCCTCGTTGAACTGGCCGCCGACTTGCATGCGCCGATTGTTGGCGTCGTTCGTGATGTCAGTCTCGATTATGTCCAGTAGCGCTTTTATGGCGTCTTCTCTCGGCTTACCTTCTGCAAATTCCGATACGGCTTCATCCCAACGGATTATAGGGTCACCCGCATACATTAGGTTGTGTTGGCTGTCGTATTCGGCCGCGCCGGTCTTCTGTGGAGTTCTGGTGGGGAATTCCGGCCCCTCTTCGACTCCTGAAGCGTAGTCCCCAAACCCTTCGCCATCGGAATGTCTAGCGCGAATGCTGTCCAATCTCTTTTTCAAATTCTCCAAGGTCTTCAGGGATTCCTCCGTAGTGCGACCCCCGGTCTCTAGGTGCTCGTCTATTTTACCCTGTACGTAATCCAAGCGTCGTTGGACCAACATGTCTTGCAAATATTCCTTGCGGCTTTGGACTAAGCCACCGCTCTTTTCGTATGGCATGCCCCCGTATTGGGATAAAGCGTAAGTGGTGGGATTTGACAGCTTGGTATTTTCGGATGTGCGTGGACGGCGGTTGACCTTTTCACCCGGGCGTTTGGGAGCGGCGGCTCCGGGAGCGGGGTCGTAGAGCTTATATTGAAATTGTAGGTAGGATCCTTTGGCATGTCTGTCGTGCTCTTCCGGTGCCCAGCCCTCCAGCTTGCTCCATTCTTCGGCTGATAGGGTCTCTGGGGGGTAGGGCGCTTTCGTGACTTCCACAAGAAGTTTACGGTCTCCGTCCACCATTTCTACGACGTCCCCAACCTTTAGGCCCTCGATACCTTTGTACTTCGAGTCCTTTGCTTGTTTCAGTCGCGTGGTGGCTGTACGTTGCCCCGCCTCGATCCAATCCATCGTGTTCTCCCCGGTCATCCCGTCGCGTGCCGTGCCGTAGCCATCCCTCGCTTCCGGCGAGGAGTGCGGCTTATAGCGCATGACAAGCTTCTGTACCGGCGCCTTGGGCTTGCCGGGCTTGCCGCCGCGAGCTGCATGGAATTCGTCTTTAGCTCGCTGGTCGGATAGTCGCTGTACCTTGTCCAAGGCGAGGGCCGAGAGGGTGGTTCCTTTGTCTGCCGAAAATCCGGCCGGAACGCCGCCGGGGATTTCCTTACCGTCCGGACCGACTTTTATCTTGCCTAGGGGCTTCGTGGATATGTTGGACCGACTGGGCGAAAGTTCCGCCGCTCTGACGGCATCTAAAAGTTTTCTGTATTGATTGGGGGTCAGGCCTTCTTTCTTTTTGCTGATCGGTTCGTCGGGGCCAGCAGCCTGCTTGCTGGGATCATACCCGCCATCGGAAGGGTCGCGCGTGAGTTCCTGTAGTTTCTGTTGGAGGTTGTGCTGATCCTTCCCCTCCCATTTACCTGCTTTGTTCCGCGATCCTATCTCGCGGTAAACGGCTCGTTTGTCCCCCGCTTTCCATTTAGGTATCTTTCCCTGACTTATAAGTTGTGCATCGCGTGTGTTCAGATTATCGGCCTCGGCTTTGGTGAGGGCTATCTCCCCGATTTTCGTTCTTCCCACTTTGCCGGACTGCTGCGCCATCTCACCGAAGGTGAGTTTTCCGGTTACGGCGCCACCCCGCTCTCCAGTTTCTGCAGTTTTGCCATACAACCTTTCTTTGCCTATGTTCTTCCCATCCTTGTCGACTAATTGCCATTCTAGAAACGGATGCGGGGTGTCTTTCCAGTCTACCCCATACTCTTCGGGGATCAGCAAATCTTTGTATTTCTCGAGGGCATCCAGACGGCGAGTCCACTCATCTCTTTGCTTCCGTCCTTCTGCGCGATCCTTGCCGGTGAGATCCAGCCCCTTGTTCTTCTCCATGTGCTGCTTCAGCTCGTCAATCTCGCCTTGGATGGCGTCTCGAGCTCCTTCGCGCTTCGCTTCGGATTCATGTACCAATTGATCTAGGACTTGGTGATCCAAGGTTTTTCCGAGGCCCTCTTCCGCGAGCTTTTGGCCCATGTGGTGGTCGCCCCAGTAGGACTCTTCTCGCATGCCCTCCAAGCCGATTATCTCGGCTGCAATTGCGGTGTCGGGAACCTTTTCCGCCCCCCCGTACTCATCGGCAAGTTTCTCCGCGGCTTTATCGTATGCCGCCTGGAATTTAACGTCGTCCTCCAGGACTTCCTTTGCGTCCGTAAGCTTCTTGTGGGATGTGGTTATGTCGGCGTGTTGACGTGTCCGAATCTCTTCGGCTGCCGTCTCGGCTTCCTCGCGACTGTCGTAGGTGGTGACCTTGCCCCCACCCGAAGGATCTCCAATGGCTCCGCGCTCGCCGGAACGGAATCCGGGTAGCGACTCCGTGACGGTGAACTTTCCCTCGGGGGCGGAATCTACGAAAGTTTGTGGGAAATATTCGCCGAGCTTGCGGCGACGAGCGGCATCCTTGTCTCGTGTCGTTGGTTCGGCAGGGCTGGGTGCGGCAGCGGTGGCGTCTTCAGGATCGGCATCCGAATCGTAGGGGGTTCTTATCGTGGGTCTGCCGGGGTCGAGCGGTTCGGCCGGCGGCGGTGCCTCAGGATCTATTCCGGATGCCGCCTCATCTAAGTTTTGTGTTTCGCGCTCATCCAGGATGGCGGCCCTAACCGAGGACATGTCTTCGCCTAGGTATTCCTCCATGGCATCGACGACCCCCTCTACGGACATGTCCCCACCTTCTGGGCCATCCCCCCAAAGTCCGTCTTTGGATCTGTAGACCGATCGCAGCTTATCGACCAATGCGTTGAGACCTTCCTGCTCGTTCAACCCATCCATGACGTGGACGCCGGCGGGGGATCGCATATTGGGGGCGTCGAAATCAACTTCGGTGCCGAAGTTGCCCATAGACTTACGGTTAGTCTTGGGCCTGCCGTAAGGGTCGTACCCCATCCACTCCAAGACCTTTTGCTGGAGTCGTATGGAATTTTCCTGGTTCCCTAAATCAGGGTCGCCTATCCACTTTTCCAGATACGGTTTAATGTGACCATCTAAAAATTGTTTTAGAGGCGCGGCTATCGGCTTGGAACCTTCAACGGTTTGACCTGCCAATAGCGCTCCCCACTGATATGCAAACCACTCTTCGGCGAGCTTTTCCTGGCCCATGTTATCGAAGCCCTTTCGGGTTTTGTTTTGTTCGGCAGGGCTTAAATCGTGAAAAGATACACCGGGCTTTTTGTTGTGGTACGCGCTATAAGCTTCCAGCCGATCTTGCTTGCTCAGGGTGTCGTACATGTCGTACATGTCCTGAGGATTCTCGAAGATCATTTCCCGAGCAAAGTGCCCGGACTCATGCATGAAGTGGGCGATGGGGTTGTCCGCCATACCTACCTTGCTTATGTACAGCACGGGATTGCCTTCCTCGTCGTGCTCGAAGGCCCCGCCCAATTTGTCGCCACCGCGGACAGAGGTTCTTTGGGAGTTCATGACCACCCGGAGATTGCTCATCTTCTCGGGGTTGGCTGACCACATACGGGCGACCCAATCCTGTACCCACATGGCTTTGTCCGCCGGGGCGTTAGGGTCGGTCGAAACATTTAGATTGCCCGCCTTTAGCAGGGCGTCCGTCATGCCGTCGGCACTACTGTATGTTCTGTAATCCTCGATCCACCCCGCCCGATTTATGGTTCCGCTCTCACCCTCGGGGCCAGTGCGCACATTGGAGTAGTTGAAGGTGGCGTTCTCGAATTCCACCCGGCCCTTGCTGGTGTTGTAATAATCTATGGCACCCCCGATTGCGCCGGGTCCTATGCCAATCACGCCTTCCGCTGCTATGGCATCCCAATCCCAAGCCTCGCCAGGCTCCTTGGACCAAGCCTGACCCAAATATTCCCCGCCCATGCCGCCGAATGCGTCAAACCCGAGCTCGGCCGCAACTGACCCGCGACGCTGCCATTTGGTGAACCTCGGAACGTCCGCAACTGACTTTGCCCACGTTTTAGCGTCTATTAACTTGCCGCCCTTGAACATGGCTTTGTTCGCATGAATCAGGCTGGCGGACACACGACCGGCCATTCCGCCGGCAGCCGCATCCATAAACCCTATGGGCACACCCTTCTTGACCGCCTTGTCGACGATCTTTTTACGAACTACGTCGTTGTGCCACGCCGCCGCAAACACTTTGGGGTCATGGACGTTGATGTTGAGCTCCTGCATGCTCTCCATGACGTTCCCGGCGGCCTCCAGAGAAAAGGATGATAGTCCCATTCCGAGGGCTGCCCCAAGTCGACCACCCATTTCCGCGCCACCTTTGCCTTTTGTCAGGGCACCTATGAGGGCACCGCCCGCAGCCGTGGGGAGACCGACCTTTACGGCCGTGGGGAGTAAGGCGGCCATGGACTCCACGAACATTTCGACGGCGGCTAGAGGCTCATTGACAACCAACTTCCCCATCGCCTTAATCAAATTATCACCCTTGTCCATCTTTTGGTACCGCGCCAAGGCGGTGCTACCCGGCAAGTCTTCGATCTCACTCTGTATCTCGATCAGACGTTGCATGTCGTCCAAGTCCAAAGTGTTCGTGAGAAACTCCTTGGTGTAATTACTCTGCTCGCTCATCAAACCACCGCGAGTGATTGCATTGCCTAGGCCCTCCAACCATCCGACGGACTCGGCCTGCTCGAATAACTCGTTGTCCAAGCCGTGCTGAGCGGCTATGGAGACCGACTTGTGCATGAGCTCTTCGGCGGCCTGCATGGATTCCTTGAGCTTATCGGATCGGGAACTCCCGATGGACTTTAAAAATTGTATCTGGGCATCCTGCCAATTGTTTTTGGACTCGTATACGCTACTAAGGATCTTAGCCATCCCCAAACGTTCAGGGCCTCCCAGTTGAGATACCATAGCTTCCAGAGGCTGACCTTTGTATTCAGTCATCCCGGCCTTGCGCATCCTGTCCAAGTCCAATAAATCAGTGTCGCTTTTGCTCAAGCCCGTCGGATAATGACCGTCGACCGTGCCGTTGCCATAAGAGAACATAGCCCCGCGCGCGCGTAGACGACGATCCTTGGTGACCTGCTGACGACGATTTAAGACACCGTCCAAGTCGCCTTTCATGGCAGATACCATACGTTCGTTCTGCTTCTGATTGGATGCGTTGGCGTTGTACTCGTTCCACCACTCCTTACCCGTGGATTCCAATTGCGTGCGGGGGTCTATGCGATCCGGGTTCAGTAGGGCACCCTTCCAGTACTTGGGCTTCTCCCAGTGCAACGAATCTAGCAAATCGTCCGTTTTCTTCTTGCTTGACAGGGTCTGGCTCGTGCTCTTCTTGCGAGCCTTTATCTGGCTGTCCATCGCCTCGCGCTGAGTGCGGGGGATGTTCAATAGAGCCTCCATCATGTTGGAGCTCCTTATGTCGGCTTCGTCGGCCCTTGACCTTCGGGCCTCGGACTCCTCCTTGAGTTTCCGGAACTGATCCCTGAGGCCGTTGGGTGCATTCCAGCCCCCGAATGCCTTCAGACGTTCTTTAGCCGAAATCTTCTCGTCGGACGGACCAAAGGAAAAGAACCCATCCTCCTCGCTTGAGAGCTTGGTAAGACGGTCGAATTCCCCGTCTATGTGCGTGATGTAATCATCATCCGTTTCTATCTCTCCAAATAAATTCAGCCCACTATAAAAAGGGTCGAGCTTCTCCTCCTTGAACTTAGTGTAACGGTTTTCCCATATATCTGCGGAGGTGTTGAATTCCTTGGCGTCGGCAGACATACCCGCTTGTTGGGACTGCATGCTGTCGTAAGCATCCAGCTCATCCAGCGGAGATTGGTACTGCTGAGGATACTGCTGCTGGGCAGGCTGAGGATACTGCTGCTGGGCAGGCGGCTGGGCAGGCGGCTGGGCAGGCTGCTGCGGAGTAAGCGGCTGGTATGGCCGCTGAGACGGTTTCGCTAAGAACTTGTCTATGCCGTCTTCTTCTTCGTCCTTGCGATACCGGTTGGCACCCAGGTCAAGTGTGTCGTCCCACCAAGCCATGCGTACCTCCGATTAGCCTCGTCTCAATGCGTCGTCCCACCAGCCTGTGCCAAAGTCATCTAAATCCGGCGCGCGCCCTCTTTTCGGCTTCGTCCATTCCCGCCAATTAGGTGGGATCCAATCCTGAACGCCTGGGGAGTTGTCTCGGCGAGCGTAAGGTAGGTGAGGAGGTTCTCTGCGAAAACTACTTCTAGTATTCTCGAGTCTGGGGGGTACCGGTCGTGGCGGTACGTTGATCACATCGGGCGTCACATTTCTAGGTCCCCCTACTGTTTCAAAGTTCGGGCGGGCGTTATCCAGGCGAGGTGGTTTGTTGCCTAGGGTAGGCTGCCCCGGGTACGGGGGTCCGATCTTCTCGAAATGGGGTAGCTCCCCCTGCGGTGCCGACTGCCTCGGTGGGGTGTAGGGACGGGCGTTAGACATGGGTGTCGAACCGCCTGGCATTGTGAAATTGCCTATTCTATTAGGTAGTCCTAACTGAGCCGGGGGTCCCGGAACTCTGGGGGGTCTGGCTCTGCCCCTGCTCGCCAACCATAGGGCCAAGGCGCCGCCGGTGAGTCCGATTTCCGCCCACGGTGACGCGCTTCCTCCGAAGCCTAGACTCTCATCGCCTGATTCATCTGACGGAGGCTTAGGAGTGATTCCGGGGCCTGGTTTGGGCGTAGAGCTAGGGTTATCTAGACTAGGGGGTCCGGCATCGGTGAACGGGGTTCTTTTGAGCTTGAAGTCGTCAAGTTCGCCCATGTTATAGGCCCTGACCCATTTCATCTTGTCTTGCTCGCTCCACACGTCTTCATTTTCCTTGGAAGCCTTCCAGTCGTCGATCAAGTCCTGGTGGCTATCTACTACTCTACCGCGGTTTTCTAAATCCCGTAGTTTGTCGTGGTATCTGGCAATCTGGTAGCCATCTACGTCACCTTGCACGGCATGTCGCAACGCGACCTTATCAATACCGTGGGCCGGGTCGTTGGGGAACTGGGAAGGATCGAAGTTCGGGTGATCCGCCATGCCCCCTTCTAAAAATTCTCTGGCGGTCTTCCAGGACTGCGAGCGGCCGATGTTGGGGTCGAGGCCGGAGGGTATTTGGCCGGGGGGTGTTTGGCCGGCGTCTACGACCGTGGCGTTCTCCGGTTTCTTCCCGTCATCGAAGGGATTGTCCATGGGCCCGCCCGCCATGCCGACGCCGACCATACTTGCGGGATAGGCGGCGCCCATAGTCCTCGCCTTCCAACCGATATCGCCGGGGTACAATCCAAGCTTGTTTTTAATTTGCCGTCCCGAAGTAATTGCTGAGCTTGTTGGGGCGTTCATCCCGAAGCCCCCAGCCACTTCTTTCATGTAGCGGTCAAGCGCGGGTTTTCCGCCAGTCTTATAGGCTTTCATTAAATTGGGTATGCCTCCTAGCGCGACCTTGCCGGCCTTGAATGCCGGGATGGAGAACAAAGCATTCCAGAAATCTTCGCCGCCGCCCTCCGAGAAATCAAGGGGATTGACGCGCCACTCTTTCTCCTTCCCGTCTTTGTTCCCCGTCCAATCCTCGATCTGGTCGCCTATGGCGGTGCCGAGCTTCATGGGGGAAGCTATAGTCCAGTCGGCTGCCGTTTTCCCAATCCTCTCCAGCCAGCTGTCGTCATCGTCGATTTTTGACCACGGGTCTATCCAGTCCTCATTAAATTGCTCGCCGCGTGTCTTTTCACCGTGCGTGTAGCCCTGACGATTGGCGTTGATGCGCTCCGCTTGCATAATGTCCTCGGGGGACATGTCCTCATCGTACCATTTTCCGTTTACTTGTTGCATTGCCATGTCGATACCTTAGTTATAGTTAGTTGCGGCTACAACCGCTTGTGCGCCCTCATCTGGGCCATCGGTAATCGCATGAATCCGTCCGGGCACATAAGGGCGGGGTTCTTTCGGAGCATGCGTGTGGTGATCTTCTTTTTCTTGGGTAGCCTGTATGTAGAAGCTAAATCCAAATTGTATAGTGCAATGGCGGCGGCGAGTACGTGATCGTCGTGGTGACCGGGAGCAGCCTCGGGCTTCCCCCGGTCATTTACCACGAACACCTTCATCTCATGCAAGATATCCTTGTCGGGTATATCAAAATTTCCTTCCATCAATTCAGCCGCCATGTGGTCGATTACCGTCTTGCGGGTGATCTTGTCCGTAGACCATCCGAAGCTCTTTTCGACCATTCCGCTGGAGTCGTTGACCTTTCTCCGGCGGTATACGCTCAAGCCCATCTCCAATAAATACTTCAACAAGGCTAATCCACTGTTGTTCACCTCGGGGATGACGAATGCGCCCCCGTACCAACGGGCGGCACCCTCAACCTCCTGCGCGAGAACCCCGATATCAAGACGGGAGTGGTGCACGGCTACCAATCTGGCGACATGCCAGTCCCCGTGCCAGTCCTCGAAGGGGGCTCGCCATACCTGCACACTGTGAAAATCCGGATCTGCGGCCAAACCCTGCATCTGTTGATCCTCGCCGGTACATGTGTCCACCGACACTAGGTACTTCGAGTCGTGTTCCGGCTCGTCGTACACCCGCCAATTTCCACCGAAGTCCTTTTTAAAAGATCCTTTGCCCCCCTGCACTGACATTATGCCAACTTGGTAGTCCTGGGACTTGGAGTGCTTGGCCATGTCGTTCAAACACTCTATATGGAACCTCGGGCGACTCGACATGAGGAAACATTCCTCGGGGTCGCTCGGATATTCCTGCCGAAATTTGCTTACGTCGCCGTTACATTTGTCCTGTAGCACTCTCCGACGCCATTGCAGATTCTCGTAAGTCACGTCGAATCGCTCCAATTCCGACTTCTCGTCGTCGGTCATGGTATCCTTGAATTCTCGGAGCTCGTCTTCGGATTTGAAAGGTATTTTAGAGTCCCCGAACTCGAACCACGCCGCGAATATCTTCGCCCATTCGTTGTCCTGCACCCAGGTTCGGTAAAACCAACCGGCAGGGCCGTTCGGGGTGCTGTCCGCTACTACCAAAGAAACGTTGTCACCGTCGTACAAACTCTGCAAATAACCCAATGCGGGGTCTCTTTCACCGCCTAAAGGCCAAAAAGCCACCTCCGTCATGTTGCCAACCTGAATCGTGCCGGATCTTCCGGCATTCTTCGATCCTGCGGTCTCCTTGCCGTAGGCGCTCTTACTGGACAATTTGATCAAATCCGCCAGATTTCCACCGTCTTCCAAGTTTATTCCGGTCTCGTCCCATGGGAAATAGTCGTTTTCCGCGTATCGACGGTATATTTCGAATACCTTGTCGCTCGTGCCTGCAATATCACCCATTAACGAGCCGTTCAGGTTCTCATGTTTTCGCATGTGGTGATAAGTCAACGCCTGCGCGCACGTGGAAGCACCCTTCTGGCGGGGCTTCAAAATGATCATTTTACACGGTTTCTGCTCCAATTGGCACTTTCGGTAGTGCGCGAACATCTTTCTCTGCAAAACGTTGGGCTCGGGCTTGATGTTCTTGCCTCGCTTGTCCTTGATCATTGCAAATGTTCCGAACCAGACCTCGGGGTCGATCCGGATCAAGTCAGCCAATTGCTCGTCTTGTTCGGTCATGTGCCGTGAATCAATGCCCATTCTAGGCGCTTTCTATCTTTGTCGGACATCCCGTAGTACGGATCGGTCTTTGCCTTTTGCATTTCCGGGCCTTCCATAAACATGGCCGTCCATCCTCCGAAGCCCCTGTACGCAGGCATCGTTTTGAGGCCGCTGGAGCTTGGAAGTCGACTTCCCCCAGAGGGTTTTTTAACACCCTTATTTGGCAAGTTGTCCCTGAGCTCCTTCAACAAAGCCGGGGGGATGGAGGGTGGCTTAGCCGGTGGGTGCCCCCCAGGAGCCCGTTTTACGTTTACGTTAGGTATCCCGGTAACCATTCCGGGCTTAAGTGGAGGGGGAGGCGGTGCTTTCAAGTTGGAAGGGGGAGGTGTGGCTAGAAATTGCTTTGGTCCCAATTTGCCTCCGGGCGTGGGTGTTCTATACTCTACCCCTCGTGGGCCGGGCCCGTAAGCATTCGACGAGAATGGGACTTTTCCCTTCGCGATTAGATTTTGTACATGCGGGCGCACGGGGCCTTCCACGAACTGCTTTATCATGCGCTGCTGGTTCTGCTTGAATTCAGCCTCGGACATTGGGCGGTAGTGCTCCGATACTCGCGGGTTGGGGTTGTTTACCCCAGTATCCATGTATTGTTTATACGGCTGCAAGTATTGGTTGCCGCTACCACTAGAACTGGTAATGCGTCCCGGGTGCTTACCCGATTTGCGAAGCTCTTCTTCCATGAATGGGTTCATCGCTTGCGTCGCTTGGTCGTTTTCTTTTTCTTAACCGTTTTCTTTTTTCCGTAAGCTCTTCCGAATCCTGGCATGTCTATTCCTCCTTGGTTTTTGTTTTTGTACTGACTCTATTTAGCTTACGAGCGTACGCCGCCCGCCTACGGATCTCCGCAGGCGTGTTCATCTTCTTGATTGTAGCTAGATCCCACATTACTCGTCGTCGTCGAAGGGGATCTCGGATTCGAAGTCTACCCCGGTTCCACAAAATTGGTCGATTACCTGACCCGCGGCCTCGGCCATCTCGTCGTCATCTAAGTCCGATTCCTCGTACCAGCGAATGAATATCGACATCAGCTCATTTGCGAACTGTTCGGCCGGACTCTCTTGTTCATATTCGAATGTCATCGCTTTAGTGGGTGGTTTCCAGTTCCGTACCACTGTTTCTTCGGAACCCCTTTTCCAGGTACCCCACCGTAGTCCGGGTGGAACCTCTTCAAATCGGGATTGTCTCGCATCATGCGCTGATGAGCCTCGGTGCCGCTGCCGACGTCCAAGTTCGCCAGACCGGCTCTAAACCGATTTGCTTCCTGATTCAGAGCTACTCTTAGCTTATGCATAGCGTTTCTGCGACGATCTGCCTCTTTTTCAGCTTGTCTCCGGCGAAACTCCTGGAGACTCATGGCTTCAGGGGTGTTTTTCACACTATTGTCCCCATGCTTGCTGACGGTGCATATTCTCTGCTCGCCTGCGCCTGTACCACTCTTCCTCCCCCTCGCCGAATGCGGGGCCGACCTGCTCGCCGTATCCGTCGTCATAGTCTGGATCCGTGATGTCTTCGTCGTCGTAGGCTCCTTCGTCAATCTCATAGCCCTCGTTCTCTAAAGGATAATCCTGATTTCTTCTACTTCCGGGGTCATCGGAGGTGGGGCCTAGGTCGCCGCCCCATTGGTCGGTTCCGTACATCTGGGAGGCCTCGTCTCTGAACATCTGATCGACTTCACCTCGTCGAGATGTGTCCGGCTGCGCTCCGGGATCAGGTACTCCCCCTACGGGATCGCCTAGGAAGTAATCTTCGCGGGGGTCTCGCCCTGTTTGGTTAGGTACATAGTTTCTCCCCCGGCTTCCTTGATCGTTATTGCCGTAAAGATCGCTGTAATCGTAAAGTTGGTTGCGAGCTGCGTCGTTTTCGTTCATGCGCCCTATTATGTTACCCATGTCGCGTGATGCGTCAGCTCTTTCCAAAGCACGCATTTGACTCTGTTCGCGACGCTGAGCTTGGAACTCTTTACCAGACCTAGGCGTGGGTAGGGCATTTCGTGCTTCGGGGCCGTAATCCGCGGGTGTGGCGCGGGGAGCTGGCTGGGCGCGGGGAGCTGGTGCTGGTGCTGGTGCTGGTGCTGGTGCTGGTGCTGGTGCT